AGCGTTAATGCGATACCAGTGAATCCATTATTAACGACCGATGGTCGCTTAAATAATCTTGATACAAGAATCTCCAGCAGGGCTTCTGAGAGTACAGCGAGAGCTATACCGACTAATCCAGTTTTAGCAACAGATGCGAGGCTGAATAACTTGGATGCGGCTGTGTCTAGCAGGCTTTCTACGGCTAGTTATACAGCTCCTGATAATGCAGGGGTTACGTCTCTCAACTCTAAGCTAACTACTGGCAGAGCAAATAAGCTAGATAATTTAGATGCAACGATAAGTTCTAGAAGCACGTTTGATAACGAAGCAGAGCTAGTAAGATTAGCAAATGACACCGTTTTAGTTATAGCTGAGGCAGTTGAAAGCAGATTACTAAATGAAGCCGATGGCGGGGCTATCATCGCGGCTATAGCGAATGCGGTCGACAACATTGTATTTGACGCCTCGAATATGCCGATCACGGCAATCGTTGATGCGGTATGGAACAGGCTTGATTCTGATTTTTCGATTCCTAATTCAATAGGTAAGAGGATTAAGGATAATCTTAACGCGACAATCTCTAGCAGATTAGCTTCTGCAAGTTATACGGCTCCAGATAACGCAGGAATCGGCACAGCTAATACAAAAATAGATGCCCTGAATGATTTTGATCCGAACAACGATAGCGTAATAGTAAGAGATTTCACGACTGGAGCTATAGATGCGGACGCAGTTGGAGCCTCGGCTGTAAGTGAGCTTCAAGCTGGCTTAGCTAGAATTACGGATATAGATGCCTTAAATGATCTTTCAGCCAGCGACATTCAAGCTCAGCTAGCAAGCTTCGGCACGGCTAAAGAGTCTTCAGTCTTAGCAAGACCGACTAATCCACTCTTAACGAATGATTCAAGACTAAATAATCTCGATGCGGCTGTAAGCTCTAGAAGCACGTTTAACCAAGCTGTTCAGACGGTTAAGGCGGATATCGTGTCAGTGCAAGCGACTGCGGTAACTAATATCAACGACTTCAAAACTACGGCTTTAGACATTGATTTAAATGATTTTGCGGATGCGGTCGCTGTGCAGCTTGAAGATCCTCAAGGATTACTGAAAAAGGCTTCAGATCAAGCAGCCATAGCCGCACTGAATACCCAGAAGTGACCTTGACATAACAGCTTGCGGAGATCAAGATTTAGATTATGAGTACCATCCTGCCGACAACGAGAATACCTAATATTTATGTAGAAGGCTTTAAAGAGACCGCAAATTTTAAGGCAGGGCTTCAGCCGTATAAGTCTTTAATACTTGGCTTTAAGCTTAATGCTGGAACGGCAAGCTTAAACACTCCAGCAAAAATAGCTTCTGAGTCTCAAGCTAAAGCTTTATTTGGTGAAGGTTCCATTCTTCATAAAATGGCTAAAAAATATTTTTCTTTCAAGAGAGGAGCTCCAGCTCTCTATGCTATCGCTGTAACTGAGCCAGTTGGAGCTAAGGCGACTGCCGCGATTAACGTAACTGGCACGGCGACGGCATCTGGCAGTCTTAATATTTTTATCGCAGGTTCTTTCCGCTCAATTCCTGTTAATAGCGGCGAGGCAGATACAGTAATCGCAACTCGCATTGTTAGCGAGTTTAATAAAATTCTTGATAATAATTTCACTCTAGTGGTGGATGGAGTCGATCCATCCCTTGTAAACATCACTGCTAGACATAATGGCATTTATGGAAATGAAATGAATGTAAGGGTAAATTATCTTCAAGGAGAATCAAATCCAGCAGGAATCACGACCGCGATAACAGCGTTTGCGAACGGGACTGGTAACGCGGATCTATCGACCATTAATGATATATTGGGAGAAGATTATTATAATTTTATCGCATTCACTGATCCAGTAAAGGCGGTGATCGATTATATCGGTAATGAGCTAACAGCTAGGGCATCTGCTACTTATATGCAGCACTCTATAGCTATAGTCGGGAAGACATCGACAGCAGGTAATTTTACGACGTTTATGTCGAATATAAATCAGCCAAGAATCGCCGTAAGAGCAAACGACGGCAAAGTAATGCCTAATTTCGAACGAGCGGCTTATGATATGGCGTTCTTGGCTTATTCTGCACAAATTAAGCCAGCACTTGGAACTAGCGAAGAGCTAATTCCTGATGATCTTCCAGCTCCAGCAGTAGACAGGTATTCAAGAGCTGAGAGAGAAAGTATTTTAGCAGATGGCGGCAGCGTTGATAAGATAATGAACGAGCAGGTTTTCATTGATCGCTATAGAACATCGGCTACGACTGAGGATGGTCAAGAAACTACTAAGTTCGATGATTTTAGTTTCTTACTGGGACAGAGTTATGCGGTATGGTATTTTCAAAAAGCTTTAAAACAGTTTCAAAATGCTGTTAGTTATGATGAAGATTTACCTCAGCCAGCTAATTCATCTGTGCCACTGGTAAACACTAATATTTTAAAGGCAGCAATGTCTCAAGCTGGTTTAGAGCTTGCTCAAGGAGCGTATATCGAAAACTTAGCAGAGTTTAAAAGCACTCTCCAAGTGACTAGGGCTTCAGCTGATAGGTTTGATATATTGGCTAAAGTAAATTATTCTAATAGTGTATATATTTTAGCTCTAGGTCTGGAGCTGGTTCTTTAAGGAGTTTTAATTATGGAAATCGCAGGTATAATTTACGAGGCAACAGTAAACGGAAAGCCGTTTGATGTCGGCGAGGGCGTTGAGTATATGCCTGCTGGCATTAGGTTCGAGGAAACGAATTTAGCAACTCGCAAAACGGTCGCTATAAGCCGCTGGCAGAATGGTGAACTTACGCTCCCGATTCTAGCAACTGAGAATCAAAGTGCTTTAAATATAATCAATGAATTTAAATCTAAAATGACTTCGGGCGGTTCTACGGTGGTTTTAAGAACGGCGACTAAGGTCGTTAGAGCTTTAAAATGTTTTCTGAAGGGCGATTTACCGAGAGAAAATCTAAGCACTGGCGAAATCGCTAATGTAAGTTTATCAGTGGGAGAAATTGAAGTTGAATCAGCTAATTAAACTATCGCAAGAATATATATATAGTGATAAGCCAATCACTGAGCTAAATGTAAGAGAGCCGCTCGGCGAAGACTTAAGCAAAGTCGATATCTTAGATTTCGTAAGAGCATTAGATTTTGAAAAGCTTTCTAAGATTAACTTTAAAGCGGTCGAGTCGGACGCAAATCAAGAAGTCTATATTAATCTTACTGGTGAATTTATAAACGCTCTTAAAATCAATTATGCGACTAGGCTGGCATTGTGCGTAGTCGCTGGAAAGCTTACAGGCACCAGTGCTGAATTTATTGAGAAATTAAAACTGGCGGATAATCTGAAGGTTCTTTCAGTGGTGGGAAAGCTGTTAGCAGTCGGGTTTTTTGCGGCATTTCGAGATTTTACAGTGACCTCAGCTTAATGGCTTGGGATCTGGTAAAGCTTGATTTAGCAAGGATTACGGATGAGGAGGCATTATATTTTCTTGAAGTTAAAAACATGATCGAGAAAATAAGAGCTAAAAATCATGGCTGAATCGTTCCCTTTAAAAATAATATTTGATGCAATAAATCGCACAGGGCCAGCGTTTAAGGACGTAAATAAAGGCTTGAGCGATTTAAAAAATGTTGCTGCTGTAGCTGGTGCGGCTATTGGTGCGGCTTTGGCTGGGATCGGCGTTGCTGCTTTAAAAAACGCTGCAGATTTTGAAACACTTGAAGTTAAGTTTAAAGGCTTGTTAGGCTCAGCAGAAAAGGGCAAGGCTCTAGCTAAGACCCTTGCAGATTTTGCAGCGGCTACGCCGTTTAGTTTGAAAGGCTTAAGCGAAAATGCAGTTCAGTTATTAGCATTCGGAAGCTCAGTCGATGAGCTGATTCCCCAGCTTACGCTTCTTGGAGATTTATCTGCTGGCGTTGGTGTCGATGTTGCGGAGCTTGTAACTCCATTCGGACGTATAAAGAACGCTAATAAAGCTACTTTAATCGAGCTTGATAAGTTTGAAGATCGAGGTATTCCAGTAATCAAGAGAATCGCAGAGATGACAGGTAAATCTTACGGCGATATCCGCAAAGCCGTAAGCGATGGGGCTGTAGATTTTAAGCTGTTCAATGCAGCAATTAATTCGATTAGGACGGGCAGTTTTAACAATGCAATGGCAGAGCTTTCTAAGACACTTGACGGTAAGTGGGCTAATATCTTAGATTCGGTTGATCTTGCTTTAGCTTCATTAGGGCGTGTCTTGGCTGATGTCTTCGATGTTAAAGACATAGCTGATAGCTTTATCCTAGCGATGGGAGATCTGAAAAAAGCACTTGATAATATAGATCCTGAAACTTTAGAAAATTTAAAAGCAACATTGAAAGTAATTTACGAGCTGGCTTTAATATTGGCTCAAGGCGTGGCGTTTGCGGCTAAGGATATTTACGGCTTCGTGAAGCCAATCTGGGATTTACTTTCATTGATCGTTAAAGTCATATGGGAGATATATGCGGCATGGCTTTCAGTAACTTCGCGAGTTAAGGTTAATGATCTAAGCTCCGCTACTCAGGCATGGGCTTTGATCTTAAAATCAGTAAACCAGCTTCTAGAAGATATGCTAGGGCCAATCGGCAAGGTAATCGACTTTATTACTCAGCGACATAGTTTTGTTGTTGATGCAAAGTTTAACGGCTTTGATAAACAGCTTCCCGATATGATTAAAGCTGTTCAAAATAGCTCTATAGCTTTAGTTCCAAAATTGCAAAAAATAATGCCGCCTGAAATACTCTCGGGAACTCAATCGTTTGCTAATTCGCCACTAAGTAAACCATCTGCACCAGCTCAGCAAGCTAATCTAGCCATAACTGTAGATGTCAAAAATGGCACGAGTGAGACTAAAGTCAAATCCTCTCAAGGGTTTAAGATCGACAAAAATAATATTAAGACTGGGAGGATTGCTCAAAGCTCTTAGGTATCATGGCTTGGGAAGGTTACAACGCTAGTTTTAGAGGCATACCATTTGAAGTCGTTTCATTTAGTGATGAGGATATCGGGCGAGTCTTAGTAACTAAGCGGATAGCTGGCTCTGATGATTATGCCGTTGAGGAAGTTTCTGTCCTTCAAAATAGATTTACTATCGATGGCTTGCTTCTTGGGAATACAGCTCAACAGCAGTGGGCAAGACTTAAAAAAGCTTGTGAGCAGAAAGGCTCGGGCGATTATCAGCATCCATATTACGCAGGCAGAATTAAGGTTCACGTCGAGAACAGCTCGGTTACAGTCGATGAAGCTTATCAAGACACTATTAAATTTAGAATTTCGTTTTTAAAAGCAGGGCTGCCTATATTTGAAAAGCCGAGAAGCTCTGCTATTCAAGATTTTGGAAATCTAAGCACGAGGCTAAGAACTTCAGCTAGCGGCATTTTAGAAAAAAACACAGTTCTGAAGCGAGTTTCAGAGTTTGCTAGAGATGGAGCCAGAAAGCCAGTTCTTGGGCTTAATGGCTTTTTAAATGGCATGCTGTCTAGTGCTAGGTTTGTTGAGAATTTAGTCGCAGGCACTGGAAATACAGTCTATTCTAATAACTTAACTTTACTGAATGGCGTCCTCTCAAGCGTTCCAAGTGTTAATACGGCATCTAGTATTTTTAGTTCATTGACTACGACGTTTAGCTACATGTCGCAAATCTCAACAAATGAAAAAGTCTATGTCTCTGAGCTTAAGCCAGCAATTTTAAAAAAGCCTAAAAAAATAAATACTAATACTAAAGACGGTGCTAATCATAATCAGAATGTAATAGCAGTCGATACTGCTATTAAGATATTAATAGTCGCCGAGATCAGTGATTCAATCCCAGACATTACATTTGAGTCATACGAAGAAGCGATTTTGTTTAAGGACGATGTAATTAAAACCGTTTCTGAAATGCAGGAGCCAGATCAAGAACTGGAATATGAACCGAGTTTGATTATCAGCGATTTTATAAACAAGGTTTCATTCCATATCCCTTTAGTAGCCGAGGATTTACCGAATTTGGGTTTAATTGAAAATGTTAAAAATAAGAATATAGTAGATGTACTATATAGCAATAATATTACTAAAGATGATTTCGAGTCGGTCGTAAAACGCAATGCTATAACCAATCCCATGAGGATAGAGAAGGAAGTAATTCAGGTGCTTGTATGAGTTTTTTATTAAGATCATCTTCTGGCGGCGAATACAATAAGCTAAGAAATGTTTCGCTAACTAGATCCATAGACGAATTAGTAAGTGTTGTTGATGTGGAGATGATCTTAGCTGCTGGCTCCTCTATTGACCTAAGCGGTCAGGTTCAGCTATATCACGAGAACAGGCTAGTCTTCACGGGTTCGTGCTTTGCAGATAACAGAGTCCAAGCGGATGAAACTCAGATCCAGTTCCAGTTCAGAAGTAAAACCTTCAATCTTGCAAGATGCATGCATCTTGGCGTAAAGACTTTTAATAAAGCAAAATTAAGTTCTATTGTAGAAGCGTTATTAAAGCCATTTGGCATAAAGGTTTCAAGTATATCCAAGAATCCGCAGATTGCGAAATTCTCTATAGATAGCACGGAGACGGTATTTGACGCCTTAGATAAACTTATTAAGGATAATGGGCTATTAATGATAGACACGCCTAGCGGCGATATCGCTATTATAGACAGAAATCTATCGGGCAGTAGTTTTAAGCTTGATCTTGGAAAGAACGTTGAGAGCATAGAATATTCAAGAGAAATGCAGGACGTGTTTTCTGAGATACAAGTTATTTCAGAAACAGAAAAAAGCTTTCAGCGAGCGGTCGCTAAAGATCCTAATGCGATAGGATACTCGCCTTTAGTTATCAAATCGCAAAAGAAATCCACGCTAGCAGAGCTTCAAGCGATAGCTAATTTTGAAGTAGCTGTAAGGGCAGCGAGATCTGCATCTCTTAAGGTGGCTATACCTGCGGCTTCGTGGATCTTTGAAAATCAGATCGTTGATATTAATAAACAAGTAAATTTAAATTATCCTGATTCTCCTGATCTGAGCGGCATTTACATGGTTAAGTCGGTTAAGCTTAATTATGCAGAAGGTCAAGGACACTCTATTGAATTAGCTTTATCAGAGCCGAACGAGTTCTTAGCAAAACCAGAAATCGCTAAAAAACCAAAAACAAAAAAAACAGGAAAAGCTTCAAAGGCAGGCAGCCTTAAGATCATAAACCCATGAGTGTTTCAGCAAGATTAATAGAGTTTTGTACGGTTCTTAAGCAAAAGATAGATCAGTTGCAGATCTCGCTCGAAGGCGTGGCACGGAGCGGCGTTTCTAAGATTGAACCGTACGGAGTTAGGTCTAATATTCCATTGGAGACTAGAGGCTTAGTTTTAGCTCCGAATGGTCAAGCGAATGATCTTATTTTTTTAGGCGTTTTCACTAAGTTTTTTGAGCGAGGCACGCTTCTTGAAGGTGAATTAGAGCTTTACACAGTCTACGGCAATTCTATAACATTAAAGCAAGATGGCTCGATTGCAATCGCTGGCAATGTTGCCATTCAGGGCAATTTAACAGTGACGGGTAATGTTTCGGACGCTAATGGCTCTATGGCTGAGATGAGAAGCCAGTATAACGGACACACTCACGGAGGTGGCCCGACGCCTTCCCCTGCAATGAGTTAAAACAATACAAAGCTAGTATAATGACCTTATGGATATTTTTTCCTTTAAGCTGCCGCCTAATATCACGGAATTAGCTCTAAGATTGCGTTCTGGCAACTTTACACTGGGAGAGATCATTCACAGAGTGGTGGACGTTTCTCTTGGGATCTTATTAATCGGCTGCTATCGCATGGGCTACGCTCAAGCCTTTTCGGATTATCTAGTAATGAGGACTGGAAGGCGTGTTCGTTTGAAAATTACATCTGGGTGGCGTTCTAGAGAATATAATGCAACGATTGACGGTGCTTCGCCTAACTCGCTGCATATATGGAGAACTGTTCTTCAAGGTTTATTTGATAGGATTATTTCAGCGAATGATTTTACTAGCCCAGATATGACGAAGGAAGAGCTGCACAGCTTCTTCTCCGATTTCGTTCAGGGGGAAACTTATTTACATAGAAGATTGGGCTTTAATCACGTCGGTGATGGCGTTCCCGATGAGGACTTCACTGTATGAGCGATCTGCTTAAAAAATACGATCAGAATTTAAATTTTGACTTTGAAAAGTTCCTTACAGGAAGTGGACTTGCTTCTATGGTTCTTGTTAGTTTGCTTACGAATAAAGAAGTCGAAGGGCAGACTAGAAATAATGCAGGCTCTAGGACTGGGCTTGACATGGGTTCAAGTCTTTGGGCTTATAAAAACCAGCCAAAAACGCAAGAGACTTTAGCTGAAATGAAACTATCAGCAGAAGAGGCTTTAGAGTGGATGATTAATGAAGGCATCGCTTCTGATGTAGAAGTTCAGGCTTATGATGCCTCTGATGATAAGGCTAAGCTTGCAATTAAGATTTTCAAATCGGCAGATAATCGCTTTAAAAGCTTGTGGGATGAGGCAACTGGCGATAATATTAAAATAAACCCATACGGGAACGAACTGGAGATTCAATTTATTTAGATGCCAATCGAAAAACCAAGCAAAGAAACATTTAGAGATTTAGGTATTAATACATTTAGATCCCTTACAGGCTCATCGTTTACGGCTAAATATCAGCAGTCGTTTATTTATCCTTTTTTCTCAGCTATCGCGGAAATGCTAAATCTGATTGTCTTATACGTTCAGCGAACCTATTTAGATAGATGGATATTTTCAGCATCGGAAGAAGCTCTTTATGAAAGACATTTACCGACCTATAAGGTCGATCGAGTGCAGGCAGCGTTTGCTTCTGGCTCAGTGACTTTTACTGGAACGAATGGTTCTACTATAGCGGCTGATACTTTTGTCGTCTCTAATACTGGATTGCGTTTTAAGACTACAGCTTCAGGAGTCATCGCCGCTGGAACGGCTACTATAGCCGTAATCGCCGAGAATGTAGGCGTTGATTATAATACTGCGGCGACAGCCGAGCTGTTTCTGGAGACTGATATCGCTGGCGTAGATGAATCGGCAACGGTCGCAGTTGGTGGTCTTATTGGCGGCAGAGACTTGGAAGATATAGAGTCTTGGAGATATCGGATGCGTGATTCGGTGTCTAATAGTTTTGGAACTGGCTCTGTAACAGATATTCAAAGATGGATAACCGAAGAGTTGGGCGACGTCAGAGCTTTTGTATTTCCACGCCAGCCAGCGAACGGCGAGATCACTATATCTTATGTAGCTCAAGATCCTGCGGAGATAAGCCCTGAAACTGGAAAGCTTGGAGCTGCTCAAGTCGCGGTCGCCGCAAGGATTGAAGCTGGCGTTATAGTTAATTACTTAGATCCTGTAAGTTACTATTTAGATTTCATAATTAAAATAGATCCTAATAGTTTAGCTATTCAGCAAGCTATAGAAGCTGGACTGCGTGAATATTTCATGTTAAATTCAAGCCCAAGCTTAACGGCTTATCCTTACGCTATGCCTGTTTCGCAAATTAGAGAAGCTATAAGTATTTCAGCTGGCGAGACTAAGCACCAGCTGATTCAAATAGCGAATGCTGGCACGCCTCTAACTGGTGAATCAATCGCAGTGCCGAATAATAAGCTAGCAACAGTCGGGAGCATAACGTGGCAAAGTTATTAGATTCATTTATATCCCTGCTTGAACGAGGGCCAATTTGGGAGGCTGATAAGGACAGCAATACAGCTAAGCTTTATGAATCGATAGCTACGGTTTTAACTGAGCTTGAGGATTACGCCTTGAGAGTCGGAGAAGATTCTGATCCGATAAACACCACGAATAGCCTTGATTTGTGGCAAGAAGATTTTTTTCTTCCCCGTTGTGGCGAGCCTAATACTATTGAAGCCGCAAGGGCAGAGGTTTTAGCTTTATTTACAGCAAAAAAACCTTTCAAGCAAGAGCTTATCCAAGAAATCGCTAATTTATTTGATGTTGGTACGGTTCTTTTAACTCGTAAAGCGGCATGGCATTTAGGTTTGCGGCTTTTAGATTATGAGGCTGTAACTTACGCCGAGTGCGGCGAAGCCGAATGCGGCGAGACTAGCTTAACCACTCAGTTAGTCCCTTATGGCTCATTAACAGCCGAGTGCGGCGAAGCTGAATGCGGCGAGAGCCTGTTGTATACATCAACGCTGCCGTTTGGTTTTTTTTGTTTGCTTAACAGGATGGTGCCTGCTTGGGTTTTATTGGATTTCGATTTAATATAAGGAGAAAATATGAACGACGAAAACGAAAAATTAGAAAAAGACTTAGCTGTAATAGATTCGCTAGAAGCTGAGAATAGAAGCCTCGCAAGGGATATAGAAGAGCTTGATGAGAGGCTTGAGGCTCTTTCTGAATTTAAACTTGAAGATAAACTTAACGAGCTAGCTGTAATTAAGGCAGAAATGGACGAGATCGTTTCTCGCGAGAACTACACCACTGAATTTTATGCGAAATTCGATGAGTTTGAAAAGTTAAAATCTGAGATTGAAAAGATTGAAGGAGAAACGCCAGAAACGCTAGTGGGTGATTTAATTACACTCAAGCAAGAAAAAAAACAGCAAATTAAACTCAATCAGGAAGAGATATCTAGAATTAATGATGAGGTGAACTCGAATGGTAATTAAGAATATATCGAATTTAAATAATTCAGGCGGCAAGTTTGTAGATAAGATCACAGGCGTGAGCAATGGTACTAAGATCGAAGCTCTGCACCTGAATGTCAACAGCATAGAAGAACTGGTGAACTTGGTTGAGGGCGGCGGCGTGGTCTGTGATAATACTGGAACGAATAAAACCCAGCTATTAACAGCTATTACCAACTTAATTAATAATAGAGGGCGTAAATTTATCGGCGTTGCAGCAAAGGATAATACTGCTTTTACGCCTTCTGGTGCTATTGGTTATGAGGCAGTTCCAGCGTTTACCTTAACAGATGGGAGCAGCGACACTGGGAATTTCGACTATTTTGTCGAAATGGAATTAAAAATTACATCTCAGCGAAATGTTGGAGGCTCAAGCTATCCGCAGATTCGCTGGAAATGTTCAGCGGTCAGCGTGACGACTGGGCTTGCGTTCCCTTATGGCTTAGGACTAAATACTGGAAGTGGTGTTCTTACGTCAGTTCTGCCAGTGTTTGGCGTTTTTAAGTTTCCTAATATAGCCAAAAACGCAAGCCCTGCCACGATTTCGCTAGAACTCAATAATAACAATGAGTCCATATCCTTAGACGCATTTTCTGTTTTCAGAGTTTACCGCAGACCAGTCGAATCATAAAATGATCCAATTATCGAAACGATTAAGAAAATTCAATGCTCAAAATTATTGTTATTTTTTCTTTTCGGAAAATAAGCTAAGGGTCGCACTTAAGAAAAATTTATACGTGACTATGAGGCACTTCGCTAAGCCTCACGTCGTTAAGGTTCCAATGGATTATATCTCTGATGGAATGAGCATCCCTTCACTGGTGCAGCCTTTAATCGGTGAGCCATTCGAGGGAAACACGTTGCGAGCGGCTCTGGTGCATGATTATCTGTGCTGCAAAAAGAAAGCTAATCAGCTGTTCACTCATGGACTATTCAGGTGCTTGCTGGTCGCTGATGGTGTAAATCCTGTCAAAGCTTGGGCTTGCTGGCTCGGTGTCGTTTCGTTTAATGTTTTGAAAAATTATATCCTTACGCATCCTTCTCAAAGATGGATGCTCTAGCTTTGCGTTTGTGCGGTGAATGTTTACGTTTAGTAAGAAATCACACCACTCGCGATTAATTCTTTGCTTTTGAGAATTTAGCTCATTATTCAAATTCGCACCTGCGGATTTATAATTAAATTATCTCCAGCAGCAAGCTCTATAATTCCCTTGCGTTCTTCTTCTCTGAAGAACTTTAAGTTTTTGGTTAAAAAAAGCGGCTCAGTCAAATCCTTGATCTGAGAATCGGCTAAAGACCAAGTACCGTGAGTCGGACGACTATAGTTGTCTATCGGCACAAGCATGATCCAGTATTTACCTTTAGGTACGTGAATTTTAAAGCTGCCATCGCCAGCTCCAAGCATATCTATTATCGCGGCGTGTCTTATTGGTAGTGGTTTTGGCGTTGAATTGAATTTTTTTTCAACGTCTATAAAAATCAAATTAGCACCTTTAAGAAACTCAGTGCCGATCTTGATCTGTCCCGATACAGTGGCAGCAGGAAAGGAAGGATTTAATAATTTTTTGATCGCGAAATCATCTGATGGATTAAATTCTTTACCGCCGTAAGCCATGAAGCCGCCGCCTGAGATATTTCCGTAAAAATAGGACTGTTCACTTCGCCATATTCTTTTAAAATTGATCCAGCGATAGGCGTTATCCTCGTGTCCTAGTCCTATGCCATGTCCCCATTCGTGAATGATGACTTTATCGATGGCTGGCTGAACAGCTACGAAGGCTGGATATAGTGTCGTCTGTGGATCTGAAGCGTCTTGCTGTCCTACGCCGATAAAGTATGTATATCCAGCTATAGGACGGTCGCCTAGTGAGCTAGCAAGCTGAAAGAAGCCTATGCCATTCTGAATCGTTGCGTTGCCAAGTTCTGGGATCTCTGTAAGATCCATTTCGATATATTCATAGTTCTTATATTGGCTCAGGAATGTCTTAACCGAGTTTCTTAGATCCAGTGGATATCTGGAATCTAGAACTATAGTGCTGGCTAGCGTTTTAGCATAGCTTCCAGTAAGATAAGGTTGTTTATTGGCCATGGCTACTCCTTAAGTTTATTTAAAACCTTATCAACATCAGGCTTTGCAATTATTAATTTACCGCCGATCTTTTTAAACTTTAGATCAGGAAAATTGTTTTTTCTTATCCAGCCGTAAACAGTGGAAGGCGGCACATCTAGTCGATATGCCGCTTCTTTTACCGTTAGGAAGCTTTTTTCAGCGTCTCCAGTCATTTAAATTACTCCTTCGAAGTCTATTTTCTCATCATCTTCGGCAGTTTGCTCTGATTCAATCTCTTGAGGCTCAGATATTTCAACTTCCTCGATCGCCGCAGCTGGCTCATCTTCATCCAGCAATAAATCAGCTGATGAAGCTATAGCTGGCACTGGTTTTGAAACTTGAGCTTCAATCGCCTCGCGAAGCTCTATTTCGTCGGCAAATTGAGCATTCCCGATAACTTCAGGAAAATAAGTTCTAATGACCGATCTCAAAGCCATATCAGAGAGTACTCCTCGCTTATCATGCTTGTTAAAGCCATTATATCTATCCCAGAATACTTTTAAGCCTTTATATTGTAATGTCTGCCCAGCAAAGCCGCTAAATATGCCAGTGGCTTTAGTGCCGACCATAGCAGTCACGGTGCAGCTTGCTGAGTCGATTATATTTTTATCGGTAGTTTGCTCGCCAGAAGCACCATAGAATGTAATCTCGTAATTTATTACTGCTCCGCTCTGCTGGAAAACCCTGTTAGTTAGCTTGAGCAGGGCAGGCTTCGTAAGTGCTGGCTTGTTGCTAATAATACAGACTTCGTTCGCCTCTACGCCTCTAATCAAGCTTAGTTTTGCGGCTTCGACTGCTGCCTCGATGGTCGTGTCATCTTTACCGTCGCTGTTCACGATAGTTCTAATTCGTGAAACGAGCTGCGGCAGCGTGACTTGTATGTTAAGCGATCTTGCATCATCCGCAAATGCTTGAAAGTGAGTTTGCAGGATTTCACTCTCGTTGGTGTTTTCAGCGAAGAAATTTTTAGCTAAAGTCGCTTTCTGGGCTGGTTTAGTAATCGCTGTGCCTTTAGGCTGGTTGTAATTTTGATTCATTATTTGTATTTTCCTTTTGTATTTTCTTTACGATTAAATCGCAGTGTATGTTTTTATGATCGAACTGAAATCTCATAAGTTCCCAGTCGTCCTCGGTGGTATTGCCACACGCCAGAAGCGTTAATTCATTAGCAAAATGAATTAAAGAGCAGGGAATATTACCGATAGATTCCTTTAGTTTTGGGAGAAAGTCTTCCTCGCTGGATTCCTTCATTCTCTCAAGCAAATACGAATTTATATCGTTCTTAAACTCTATAACTTTTTTCTCCAGCTCTTGAAAACCCATTAAGCGACCTCCCCCGCAAAATCAATAGCCGCAAGAGTTTGATTAATAAACGCTGCAAGCTCAGGATTCTTAATTTTCACTTCTTCCTTATTGATCGGTGCTATCAGCCTCTCCATGAACCTTTTAAGGCTTCTGATGGAAGACTGTGCCTCGCTTTCATTGATTGCATCTGGCAGCATTTCAAGTCCTAGCTTTTCTAGATCAGATTTTAGCTTTTGATTTTCATTCTTTAATCTAGCGATCTGGCCCTTGTATCCATTCTCTTTATTCATTTCGGTTGTGCGTATTGTCATTTATTTGTTTTCTCCTTTTGTTTTTAGAAAATTTTTCATTCGCTCGGTGGTACTTTCAAAAGAATATAGAGCATCTGATAATGTTTCACAAATATCATTAGCTTCGTCTATTAATGAACCAAGTTCATCTGCCCTTGACTTGATGCCTTCTTTATAAAAAAAATATGTTAATTCTTTATCCAGCACCCACTTATCGATTTTAAATTCAGCAGAAATTAGATTTTTTAATCGTTCAAAATATTCGGGCATTTCGCTCATGATCTTAAGTTCTCCATTTTCTTAATAGCTCTCTCAGTGGGCTTAATTAAAAAGCTAATTCCATCCTTTATAAACTCCCAGTCGCCTAGATCTTCGTTCCACTGAAGTTGGTCAATCTTGGGGTAAAAACCAGTCTCTAAGCACTTTTTATAAAGCTTGTGAAGTTTTATAACTTTAAACTCTCCAAGTCTGATCCAATCTGGGTCAATCCTGATCTCGAAAACCTCATAGGGATATTTATCGGTTTGAACGGCTATTATTATGAAATGCGTAGCTGGTGAGCCTTTCATCGCTTTGTGCAGCAAATTATAGAACGCTAAGCTCATATCATAGCCAAGATCTTCAAAAACCAGTCGGAGCTTATTCTCTGTGGCTTCTCTAGTATTGGCGGACATTAGCTCTAATTTCATGTGAGAATCGCGTCCAAGTGTTTTTAAGTCGAGGATCATGTTAATCTCCTCTCCTTGACTGGTTTTAGTCGAAATATAATAATCAAGCTTCCCCTTGCAAAGCTCATTATTAAACTCGGGAACCTGAGCGAAGAAAGCCAGTTCAGGCTTCCCAGCTTTGTGCCATAAAAGCTTTCTAGCATTTTTATGTTTTTTAATGGATCTAAAAATCCATAAAGCTTTAGCATAGCTAGGTCTGTCAAGGATAGCGATTCCCTTAACGGCTTGCTCATACTCCCAAGCATTAACAAGGTGTTTGTAATTACCGATAATAGTCGCTCCGATTTCTCTAGCACGCTCTATCAGTAAGTCTAAAGCTTGTTTCTCTGAATGAATAAAAATGGCGTTCGGATGAGTATCGCACCAGCTCTGGTATTGAGCTTGTTTTTTAACGGCTACAGTGCCGCTAGTCGTAATAAATTCGCTAGGAACTATTACCGTTCCTTCTATCAGAAGCACTTCTTCTAGTGGCTTCTGTATTACTACATGCTCTGGCAAAGTTAGCATTTCGGGCGTAACTTTTTTAGGCTCAGCCACGTATCTTTTAACAACTTGATCTGCTTCGAAAACTAAACAGTGAACAAGGCTGCCTAGCAGTGTTGCTTTAGAGCCTTTGAACTCATCATAGATGGCCCGAGCTGGGCTATTAATGTATTTTTTTAACTTTGATGCGTTTAAAGCCGCATGAGCAAAGTATTCTGTATCTGATATAGATTTAATTTCGTCCATGTTTAATAAAATTAACACGAAAATAAAATGCGTAAATTAAATAAATTTAACAAATTTAAAAACGTAAAGCTCGGGTAAACTAGATTAAACATGAGTCTGTACGACTATCAGTCAAAAATGCTAGAAGAGCTGCAAGCCGTTATAGGTGAAGGCTTCAAAAGAATCTGCTGCGTATCCCCTACTGGATCAGGTAAGACGATAATGATTCGCGAGTTTGTAAGAAGACTCGAAAACAGATATAAGACCTGCTTTTTACTTCCTAGCAAGGTTCTTCTAGATCAGAGCATTCAAGCTTATCGCTCAATAGGTTTACAGTTCGGCAGGCTTCACGGACACAATCACTATTCAGAAGCGGTCGCTAACTGGCTAACTACGGTGCAGACATTAATCTTGAGAACTTCAGATCCAGCTATGAGCTTTCAGTTCTTTATTATCGACGAGTGTCATCACGTGAGAAGCCGCACCTATACTGAATTGATGGCTAGAATTTTCCCAGATGCTTATTTTATCGGCTTCACAGCCACGCCAGTAAGGACGGATGGATTAGGACTTGGAGCTGAGATCGACGGTTTTAAATGTTTTCAGAAAATTATTTTCGGGCCATCGGTGGGGGACTTAATCGCGGCGAAGAGGCTCAGCGATTACACTATATTAAGGCCAAGAAATCCGATAGTAGATCAAGCCGCTCAGAAGGCATTAAAGGAACATAAATTTGATACGCTAGAAGAAGCTGTAAGTGGCGGTGCGATTATCGGCGACATGATTAACCTGTTTAAGAAGCACGCTGGTAACGATAGAGGCTTAGTCTTTGCTAGAAATATTAATCAAAGTCAGTTTTTTCAGCAGAAGTATTTAGAGGCTGGAATTAAAACGGCTCATATAGATGGCACCATGAATCAATCACAGAGGCGTTCAATAATTAAAGACTATGAACAGAATAGGCTCCAAGTCTTGACCTCCTGCAATACGATAAGCGAGGGCTTCGATGTACCATCTTGCAGAGTGGTTCAGTTGGCAAGGTTTACCCAGTCGCTGAGCCTTTACTGTCAGCAGAAGGGCAGAGGAATCAGATATCAAGAGGGCAAAGAAAAAGCCATAATCATAGATCACGCAAGAAACTTTGCGGTTCACGGCGATATGAGATGGATAACGAACGAGGACTGGCGTTCAATGTTTTATGGCGAAGATCGGCTTAGGGACGTTAATGTCTATGAATGCGATAAATGTTTTGCGGCCCTTGAACGTGGTAAAACCGTATGCCCAGAATGCGGTCACGATCATAAAGACGAAAAGACAGGACGCAATCAGGAGCAGATCAAGGATTTTAGTGGCGTTAATCCAGCCATGATCGATATTGAATTTGAGGCGGTTAATTCTGAACTGATCGAACAAACGAAGAAGCTAACTCCTGATGAGGCTTTCAGGCTTTATAAAAATGATTTCATGAGATGTTCTTCAATGATAGAGGTTAAAACTCAGCTGCGAATACATGGCTTGCAGCTAGGACTGGCTAAGCTGTTTTATGACAAGGTTCTAGATGCGAAAATGGAGGTATTTTTATGAGAGATATAATTCAGAACTGGGATAGAATGAAGGCAAAGATGCAAAGGATGAAGCAAGAAACGCCAAGTCCGCCCAAGATAAGAGAAGACGGAGTTAGCAGCTATACACCGATTCACGAGAAGTATTACTGGAAGCATAGAGACGAGATTTTAAGAAAGGCTAGAGAAAAACATGCGAAACGAAGAAACAAATATAGTTAATTCTATTAGAAGAGACTGTTCTAAAGGCTCAGTGAGGCTATTTAGGAATAGTACAGGACAGGCTTATCAAGGTGAGATTCGCTCCCCAAGTGGCGGCACTGGACGATTTTCTAAAGATTTTATTTGCTTGAGATCGCCGAGAACTATCAAGTATGGATTATCAGAAGGTTCTAGTGATCTAATCGGATGGCGTTCGATAGAGATTACGCCTGAGATGGTAGGCAAGAAAATCGCTCAGTTTGTGGCCCTTGAGGTCAAGACCGAGCGAGGCAAGCCAAGCGAAAAGCAAAGGGCTTTCATACAGCAAGTGAACCAAGCTGGTGGAGTGGGTTCTGTGGTCAAGGCGGTAAATGAAGCCGAGGCTGCATTAGAAACAAAAAACGGAGGACAAAATGACTAATAAAAAAATAGGTGAAAAAATAGCTTGCAAAAAGCCATTCGGAAAAAAGATCAAGCTTGACTATAAAGAAGCTAATGAAGCACTTGAAGCGTTAGGTTTTAACGTTCAAGGCTATATGTTGGTAGGTGCAGTATGGGAACATGAGGAGCTAGTTCTAGAACTAGAGCTGGAGGATCAGGAATGATCGAGACCTTAAAACACTTACTATTAGCTTATTTCGTGGGCTTGTTAATCATCTTAGTAATCAGCAAGCTTATTACAGTTTCTTTTTTATCTGTGATCGTTATAGCTTATGCGACTGTGGCGATAGGAGTTGGAACGATTCAGTTAGTGCTTAGTTTGCTTGGAGCAATGAATAGGGATTAATGGTTTATTCATATAAGCAAGTAAACGAAGCGGCTAAAGGCAGATGGGCTGATATTCTTTCGAGGATAGGCTTTTCTAGTATTCATTTAAACGGCAAATCTGGAGTCTGCCCTAATTGCTCGACTACTGATGGCAATCGATTCCAGTTTACGGATATCTGTAAAGCACAAAAGACCGAGGGTCTTATCGGCTGGGCTTACTGCCGCGGATGTGAGTCTGGGTCTGGCTGGCATTGGCTAGAGAAAATGACAAATCTCAAAGGGCAAGATGCTTACAAGTTCGTAGCTGATATATTAGGAGTTCCTGAGCTTCACGCTAAAGGCTCAGGCGGCGGCTTTAATGAGTATATTCCGAGCGAGATCATATCGCCAGCTCCGAAGCAAGCATTTGACTGGGTAGATCAGAAAAATAAGAAAATAAACTTCTATAATAAAAAACTTAAATCAGAGTACCCGAGCAGGTTTTATGAACGTCAATTCGTTTACGTTCTGCCGTATTATGATGATAAGGGCAAGGTAATCGGGCTAGCTAGCAGGTTTGAGCTTAGAGATGGAAGCAAGACAACGCCTATGCTTGCATGGCAGCAGTTTGAGAATGGCGACTGCGGCTGGAGTCAGCATGCGTTTGCGGAACCTAAATTTCTATTTGGTTTGCAAACGCTGCAAGCCGCTCCAGATAATGCAGTCGTTTATATAGTCGAGGGAGAAAAGTGTCAAAAACGCCTATCCGACCTAATTAAAGAGCCTGTAATTACTTGGACGTGTGGAGCCAAGTCTTGGAAAACTCACGACTGGAGCATACTTCAGGACAAGGAGTTGGTATTTATTCCCGACCTAGATCAAAGATCAAAGATCAGCAAAGGGAAATTAGGCTATGAAGTAATGCTAGATATAGCTAAGCATCTAGGGAAGCCATTTAGAGCCATAATTTTCAAAAATATGGATCGCAGGCATGGCTATGATGTAGCCGATGCGATAGATGATGGACTTACAGCAGATCAGTTCAAGGTTCTTGTTAAGCGTTCAGAAGTTTATAATCCAGATGATGAGAGGCTCCGAGCTACAGCTTATCCGCTAACCGAAGATGATGAGCCGATAATCAGGCCCGAACCTATAATCTTTGCTGAAAAACATTTAGCGGATCTAGAGCCAAGCAATGGGCATTATCGTGAACTTGGCTTCGATGGGGAGTTCTTTTATTTCTATATAGCAGCCTTCAGGGGCGTGAAATGGTTTAAGCGTGAGGGCTTAACCGATGGGGCTATTCTTCAAATGGCTCCCTTAGAATACTGGCAGGCGGTCTTCCCTAAGCGAAGTTCGACAGGCTTTGATTTAACATCAATTAAGAACGACATAATTCAAGGCTGTGCGAGGCGTGGCAATTTTGATATGTCTCGCATTCGCAGGCGTGGCGTGTATTTTGATAAGAATCGCGTAATAGTGAATCTAGGAGATCGCTTGGTCGTCGATGGCATAACGACTGATTATTTAAGCCTTGATTCTAATTATGTTTACATTTCAGCACCAGCTATAAAATTAGACCTTACAGCGATGGCGACCGAAAAAGAAGCAGATCTTTTACTTAAGTGCTTACTTGATCTTAATCTCGGGTCAGAGTCTGAAGCGTACCTATTACTGGGCTGGCTTACGCTTGCAGGTGTAGGTGCAGCATTAAACTGGCGTCCGCATATGTGGTTGAACGCCTCGTTTCAATCTGGGAAGTCTTGGTTACTTAATCACGTGGTGGTGCCGATCTTGGGCGATTTTTGCATTAAGATACTTGGCGGCACGACGGAAGCGTTTATCAGACAGCAACAAGGCGATAATCTTGCGATTATCTTCGACGAATCTGAGGCTAAGACACCATCAAGTAAATTACGGATGGATGGGATTTTTGAATTAATGAGGAATTCCTCCACGGACTCGCCGTTTATCGTCGGGAAAGGTTCTAAAGATAATCGGGCCGTATCATTCACGATTAAATCAATGTTTTTATTTTCGTCTATTTCGTTTGCTCCATCTGGGGCAGCAGATAGATCAAGAATTACTAATATTAATTTAAAGCCGAAAGAGGCTAAGACTCAAGCGGAGATAGAAGCTAAGGCAGCCCATTTTAAAGAGCTTAAAAAGAAAATTTCAGAACTTAAGCTAGAAGAGAGAGGGCAGAGATTTTTGGCCCGAGCAATTTATAACATTAGACTAATAAACTACAACAAAGCCGTTATGATTCAAGCGATTGAAAAGCTTTCTGGACATAGAAGATTAGCGGATCAATATGGCAGCTTGCTAGCTGGAGCATGGACTATGCTTTACGAGAGAGAACTAGATCTCGAAATGGCTGAAGCGTGGATAGTTAATACAGATCTTCATATTACAGATTATGAGCAGACTGTAACCGAATCGGATGAGTTAGATATCCTTCAGGTTCTACTGCAGCATGAGGTCTTCATAAACAGAGATCATGGAAGCATGGAGAGACTCACAGTTGGTCAGTGTTTAGAGCGAATTAAAAATGCTGATTTATCGAGCGATTCAATGCTTCCGATTAAAGAAACGCTCGCGGCTAAGGGGATTAAGTATCAGCCGCACCCAATGGAAACAGCTAACAAGGTGTATGTAGCAAGAAGATCGCCAGCATTAAGCTCTATATTTCAATATACGGCGGCACAGAATAACTGGGAAGTTTATCTAAAGCGTTTACCCTTTGCAGAAAAGTCTCTAAGCGATCCAGTGCATTTCAGTACATCGCTTGGCGGCTCTCAGAGAGCCATAGTTCTAAATGATAGTTTCATAGCAGATAAGAGGATACAAGATAGTTAATATGGAAGAGTTTATTTTTTTAAGTGAATGGGAAGAGGAGATCGAGGACGAATACGGAGCTGGCTTTATTAAAGGGATTCGCAGCTATTATGATACAGGCGTATCATCTAAATACGTGGCTAAGATGTTCGGCACGCATGAGAGAAGCGTTCTTAAGATATGGTTCCCGACTAATACTATATTTGAGCCGTTTACAAAGCTTTTAAAGCTCTCATTAAAAGCAAAGGCGACCAAGTCTAGACCTTCGCCCAATATTGATAAAGGCTTGCGAGGTAAAGATGATCCTGCTGGCTCAGAAATTGAAAGGCTTTTACTGGCTGGATTTGGCGAGCATTATATCGCCGAGGCTTTAGATATAGCAAGATCACGAATCCAAGTCTGGAAAGTGGCTATTTACGGAGCGATTAACACCAGCAAAAGAAAAGATTTTGAAAGTAAAATAGATGAGGCTAAGCTTCTGAGATCAATTAAAATTTACGATGAATGGAAGAGCGGCATTCCAGCTGAGACACTGCTCCAAAAATATCAAATTAACTTTTTATCGCTGTCTAAAATCTTGAGATCCGCGGAAAGGAATTACCGCAAGCATAAGATTAAGTCAGATGGCTTTAATTCAAGAAAAGGAGAAAATAAATAAATGAATGAAAACATACATTACCTTACGATGCCAGATGGCTTAACTGTTTACAAGCATCCAAGCTTTTCAAGGCAGGCTTTTATTGGCATCGCTGAAGATATCTTTATTGTTTGCGATGATGGAAGGCTTTTGAAAGCTATGCCGCCCGAGATAGCAGTAATAATCAAGGTTACGGTTACAGACAGGCATCTAAATGTCATCAATGGTGATATTCGAAACTGCTCTAAGCTTTCAGATGAATCCTTGAATTATCTGAAAGGCTTAGTTGTTGAGGAAAAGAAAGGAGAGATGAATGATAACTAAAGAAGAATTTACAAAAGAGTTCAATAAAAAGAGTTGGGAGTTTTGCTTTAATTCTAATGAGTTTAAGCAAGGCTGCGACGTAGTCTTTATACGCCCAGAAAATCTGCTCGGTTACGTTTCAAAGTCTATATCACTGGCTGGCGTTGAATTTTATATGGGGTACGATAATTATTTCGGACTGGGTGCTTGGTATGATGATACTGAAGCAGATGATCCAGTCCTTGATCTTGCGTATTTCATTGTCGAAACGGATATTAAATTATGGAGTTTAAGAGAAGCATTAAATATAGTTAGAGAATCAGCTAAATCAGCCGTCAAAGAATCTTGGCTTAAATCTTTAAAGTGGTTAATCAGTGAAGCCATTTAATATAGATGAGCTGAAGCTTAGATTTGGTGCGGACTGTAAGGAATTAGACCGTAACGGAGAAAGACTTATAGCCACTAAAGAGGGCTTATATTTTGAATCTGGCTATTTCTACAGCAAAGAGCTATTAGCTGAGATCAGGAAAGACCCTCTGAGCTTAAATGCAGCAGTCATTCACTTAAATAAAATATTCGGAAACACAGTACAGGAGATAAAAACATGATTAAATTAATTCACGGCAAATGGCAAGATCATATTGATTTAATAGGGGAGGTCGATCTGATCTTAACAGACCCTCCTTATGGTATAGCCGCAGATTCGATAATGGCTAAAGACTCTGATCGCCTGAAATCTAAAAACTCAAAAGCAAAAACAAGGGTATATCAGAACTATAACTGGGACAAGATCGTAAGCGATGAGGAAATGAAAACCATCATTAGTAAAGGGAAGCGTGCGGTTATATGGGGGGGGGAACTATTACAAGCTAGATCCCAGTGCGGCTTGGATAGTCTGGAATAAGTTGAATGGCGGAATGGGTTATGCAGATTGCGAGCTAGCTTGGAGTAATATGGACATGGCTTGCAGATATATAGAACATCGCTGGAATGGCTTTCTTAGAGAAGGCAGCGAGCCAAGATTTCATCCAACGCAGAAGCCTTTAGCTGTGATGGGCTTCTGTCTTGATCTCTATATTAAGAAGTACGGCAAGCCGAAATTAGTCTTCGATCCATTTGCAGGCTCAGCAACTACATTAAAGGCGTGCCAAGATCGAGGCATTGACTGTGTAGGGACTGAAATGATTGAAGAGTATTACTTAAAAGCTAATCAGAGATTAGCACAGCAAAGTTTATTTTAATAAGAAAAAGGAGAAAACAATGAATAAAGATGAAGCACTAACTGAAGTAGAAAAAATATTAAAGCTGAGATCGGCTGTGGGTAGGGATTTGTCCGAAACACTTCGCGAATTAAAGAATGAAGTTGTTATTTGCGTAAAAAACTTAGCGATAACTAATTACGATCGACATCCTGATGTTATTTCGGTAGTTTATTCTTCGACGGGATCTCATAACTCTAATACTGTATGGTGGGCTATATATGCCGATATTGAGCTTTACTGTAAAAATAGAAAAATCGAAGGATCTAAGACTTTTTATGAGTATATTAAAAAAGCTTACGACGTGGGCTTTGTTGAGCTGCTTTTAAATCCTGAGACTGGAGAAAAAACTAATCGCTGGGATATTGTTGAGATTGCGATCTTTAATTGGATGGTAGAGGAGGCTAAGCTTTTTAACTGGGAAGTCAAGATTAAAGAAGAGCCAGTGCTGGAAACTAAGCTAGAAGAGATAGAGAAAGCGGAGGAGCAAAATATCGCAGATTTAATTAAAAAAATTCACAAGAAAAAAGAAGAATATGTACTTAATGAATTATCATTCTGTGAAAAGCCTTTATACGGCATATTTCATGTTCTTGCTAGTCGAGGTTCTTTTCTTGACGACTTACAGCTGAGCATCCGTCAAAACAATGAGAATCATTCCGTGATTATATTTAAGGATACTCTTAGCGAGTATTTTGGAAGGGTGGAGCCTGAGCTAGTGAAGGATGGGCTTGGAATGAAGGCTTTAGTCGCGATTGAAAGCTATCATCCGCTTGACCATTGGGTTAAGGATTTTATTCGTCGGTTTAAGGCTGAGCAGGGTCGAGAACTGCCTAAACTGGAAGTTTTAAGCCCAAGCCATTACACTGAAGCAAGCTTCGATATAGAGGCGGTAATGCTTGCGGTTCAATCTAATATATTTTTTGCAGAGCTGCCTGCTGATTTAGCTTCTAAGCTCAAGGAAGAACCAGCGATAAAAAACGCTTTAGCTAAATCGTTATGGGCGACTGTAGCCATGAAACACTTATGCAGAGCAGGAACTAAAGCTAATAATCCAGTGGATCAAGAGCTTTGCAAAGTTGAAAATTACAGTCACAGAGCAAGAACGGGAGAATGGAAATAATGAAAAAAGTTTATGTTGAAATTTATGAAGTGGTCTGGCGTGAAGCTACTCGCATAGGAGATAAAGTCTGGTGCAGTAAACAGTTTCAGAGAATTTTCTTTACCAGCAAAGCAGCTCAGGAATTCAGAAAAAAGCTTTTAGATGAAGGATTGAACCCTGATTATATAAGACTAGATATTCATAAGCTGCCAGTGCTGAGCGAGGAGATTATTTTCAGAGAAGATCAGCCGCCAAAAAATCCTAATTCAAAAACGCCTAGATCGTTAATGACTGGAGGAGATAATGCCTAAAATACCCGAATACAAAGTCTTAGCAAACGAACTTAGGCGTGATCTTACTGGTTTTTTCTCTAGCTTAGGGCTGGAGAAGGCTAGAATCGAGCGGATCGGCAAGAAATACGGCTACGTGTTTCACTTAGCGACATCTGATGATTACTGCGATTATACGCTGGTTAAGAGCCTCAAGAGCAGTAAGACCTTGATCAAGATTAATCTAGTATGTGATCATACTGGTAAAATTAATAACGTACTCTTAAAATCAATTCAGGAGATAAATCTATGAGTTTTAACGAATTAGATGAGATTATAGCTGATAGACTCAAAGCTAAATTAAACAAGGAAACATCGGACTCCTACTTGGAGTATAGATATCACGGCATAGACATTCCGACTATAGTGGCTAGGCTATGGAAACTTGAAAAAAAATATAACTGGACGGATTTTCATCCAGAAACAAATACTCCAAGCACCGAGATCTTACTTGGCTTGCAATCGGCGAGGCAATCTAGCAAAGTCCCCGAAGATCTGAAGGCTCTAGCTAAGCTTATGTTTACCTCTCTCAATGATTTAAAAAAATCAAAAACACTAGATCGATTACTTGAGGAGTTCGATATTATCCATTTAGACACTGGATCGCAAGATGGAAATTAAGCTAAATATTGACACCGAGAGCCTTTCTAAGAAGCTTAACCAGCTTCAGAAAAAGCAGCTTCCCTTTGCTTCGGCTAAGGCCATAACCGACACACTTAAAAACAACGTAAAACCTGCTGCCCTAAACGAAGCTAAGAAAACATTTAAAATTAAAACAGGCTGGATATTGAAGGGCATCAGAATAATCCCAGCAAAGAAAGCCCAATTTCCTAATTTTAAAGCTGGAATAGGAACGAAGGACGATGTTGTTAGACAGAACGCACTCGGCGAGACTAGAACTTCGCAAATCAGCAAGCCATTTACTGGCAATAAGCTAGCAGTGCCGACCAGATTTGCACGTAAAAAGTTCGGTAATAGGCTTTCAAATCCCAGCATGTGGGCTAGCAGTCTAGCCAGTAAAAAAACGAAAAAGACCAGATACTTCATAGAGACAGAGAATGGTCAGGACGTGGGTTTAAGCATGGTATCGGGCCGCAATATCTGGCGGCTATATACACTGCGAGACTCGCTCAAGGTTAAAAAGAAGTTTCAGTTTGAGCGAGTCGCTCATGTTACGTTTCGCAGGCATATCCGTGCTAATTTCAATCAGGCTTTATCTTACGCTTTAAGCACAGCGAGATAAGTTTAGCTAATTTAGTTTTTACTGGTGAGCTTAAAACTTGCTTAGATAACTGTTCTCGCTGGTCTTTAAGTTTATCCGTGGTTTCATTAATAGTCATAGCCACTTATGATCCATTCGGTGAAGCTTGGCTTTTCTGCTGCCTCTAGAAGCAGGGCTGTTTCTTTAGCTCGCCTGATGGTAAGTCCTTCTTCGTAGCCTGAGCCTTTCTTAATTTCTTTTCGCATTACCCAGCTTGCGGCCCGATGTTCGTCATTCGCGGCAAGCTGAACAGCCTTCTTGCAGCCGTTGTGACCCATGTTATAGCAATAGCTAGCGAGTCCGATGATCTCTGTCTCCTCGGGCTTACTATTTTTGGCTGAGAATACGCTTTTTATAAATTTAATATCGCCTTGCAAGTGGTTAATTAGTCTAGATTTACCTGCGTTTTTATCGATACATTCATACTTGCTATTAGCTCTAGTGCCGTAGCCTATTGAATATTGAGAGACGTCCCAGTAAGCACAGGCTGAAAAGCCTTCTAGGGTGATTAGCAAAGCGATTAGCTTGCTCATGGCAGCATAACTTAACATTATTTAGCACTCCCATAATAAGTTATTCCAGCTCTGCGAGACCCCTCGGCAATGTATTCGGTCGGGTGATACAGTTTAAAATCGATAGTCGTATCGCTGGCCCTATTCTCTGATCTGTCTGCTCTTTTGGCCGCACTTATGCTTTTCTCTAAGTCGCTGATAGCGTGGCAGATATCCCTGTGCGAATTTATGGCCTTTTCTTTTGCTAATTTATATTTTGGCTCCAGCATTGTAAGCTGGTTTAGTTTGTTTTGTGAATCCTGAATCTGGTACATATCAGCCGAAACGCTGTTACAGACTAATAAGCTTGCTACAATTATTATTTTTTTCATTTGTTTATTTCTCCCAAGTTCTTTTAAGCCCAATTATCAATTTTAGTAAATTAAATAAAATTAATAAATAGTGCATGCAGGTGTATGCACTGTTTTGGTATATTAATTACATGAGAGAACAAGCACTAATCAATACACTAAATAAAAACTTAAATATAAACATCATAGGCTGCACTTTTCTATTTGGTGAAGTTTTGCTACAGCTGGAAACTAAAGAAGAAGCTGATAAGCTTTTTTCTGCGGTTTTGCAAGCTGAGAAAAAAGCTCAGATCGAAAAAGAAGGTAATTATTATTTTGTTTGCATGAACGACTAAGGAGAAAACAAATGCCAAAATGGAGACCAAGTAAAGAGAAAGCCGCTGAATATGCGGCAAAAATTAAAGAGCTAGAATATTTTTTAGCGGATCATCCTGAGATTAAAAGCTCAAATTCTAGAGAGTCGTTTTACTTTGAAATTAAAGGTAAAACGGTTAGAGTTAGCAATCATACGATCGCCAGATCTGATTCTGGGTGCTTTGATGAATTTGGAAACGAGATCCGCAGCTCTTATCATCAAGAAAGTTACGATATTAGAATCACGGCTAGCCCAGTAAGGCTGCCGCAAATCTGGGCAGATCTGAATGCTGGATTTGATTTAAATAAAAGAGGAGTAAAAATTGAGAAAACCAACATCTAATATTAGATTAAAGCCAGCAACGGTCGAGCTTCTAAATAGAATTAGAGGGCCAGTGACCCAAGATTATTTTATAGCAGCTCTGATTATGAACTTTATTAGAGCTGGCCACACGGTCAGCGACTTGATTAAGGAGCCAGAAGATGACTAGACTAGATTTTCATAAAAAGAAGAGATTAAAAACTGGAGAGAGGAGGTCGAACGTGCGAGAAATTATTAAAAAAGCTTTGAAAAATTTATTAGCTGGCCCTGAGCTTGGCGACGAAAAACTGTTTTTAGCAACGGTGGCGTTTATGTCTGTGCTTGGACTTTTGTTTCTGATCTCAGGACTGGCAGCGGTGGAGGGATGTTTATGGTAGTTCAAGAGAAAATAGAAAAAATAGAGCAGGAGCTTTTTAAGGCTAAGGCTTGGCTTAAGGGGCATCGTGCATTTGCGAGGCGTGCTGTTCCTGAGCTTCATGCTGAAATGTTTAAAAACATAGTTTTTATTTTTTATCAGATTAAGGGAGCCGAAAAAGCTTTTAAGCGATTAAAAGAGCAGTTCGCTGAAAACGAGAATGCTGTTCAATTACAGAGAATGCAGGAGGGTACTGGCTTTCAATATCTTGGGGCTTATCCGCTCGAATATACCGACGAAATAAACCATTACCTTGACGGCTTAGCAGATCGGATTCTTGATAGACTGAAAATCTGGTAAAATCTTAAAAGTACAGAAACCTTAGCACTTAGATCGCCTCACATGATCTAAGTGCTTTTTTTTGCTGCTAAAATAAAATAATGGATTTAACTTTCTTCTTGCAGGGCGTGACAGCGTGGGAACTAATCAGGACTGGAGCTATTTCTGGGCTTGTTTTTTGGACTCTGCACCAGCTGATAATTAAGCGAGACATTCAGCAGTTAGTCGACTCAAATGAGGAAATAAAAAGCCAGCTAACCGAAATGAATCGCGATTTTGAAGACCAGATTGAAAAAGAACTTAGACCATTTAGAGAGTTGCCTTCTGAAGTGAAGCTCTTTAAACAAGAAATATCACATTTAAAAGAAGTCATTTGCGTGGCTTACAACATTAAAAGAGATTTACCACTAGAAATTAAGCCATAAAAAAACCCCAGAATCTCGGAAGATCTGGGGCAATTAAGGGACATCGTAAATTAGAAAAAGGCTCCAGCTGGTTTTTAATTAGCTGGCAAGTTACATTTTACCAGAACTTAATAATTATCGGGTAAAAAATAATCAGAAAGACCTGCATTGCTCCCCAGCCTCGCAGGTCTTTTTTTTACATTACGCCTTCAAATTCGGCATCAAGATCAAATATTTTCTTTTGTGCTGGGTAATCAGCCTCCGCGGAGTCGACTTCTGCTACAAAATTAGCTAATAACATGTTTGTCAAGGCAGTCGCCGACAGTCCCTGCGTAGAACCGATAGCACTAAGACGATCAAAAAGATCTCCCTTGATACGCACTGCCTTGTGAATGTCGGTTTTACCAAAAAGTTGTCCCTTTGAACTCTTAAAACTTTCGACTATTGATTTCATACTTATCTCCTTTTTTTTAACTATCAGTATGATAGCAGAAAAAAGTTCAACAGAGCTTATAGTTTTTAATTTTTATCAATTGTACTAAGTGGCGTTTATCTAATCGACTGATAAATTTTTCAAACGACATTCTTAGCTTATCAAGTGTAGCTAAATAACATTTAACAGTTAGAGCCTCCCAGTTAGGCAATTAAAAGAACCAACTGTTAGGTAAAAAAATAATTAGATTGAAAGTGTTAATTTACGACTACCTAGGAAGGTGTATTTTTGCAAAATAATGCAAATAAAATCATCATTTACATTCACGCTTCAAGATAAATACTAGCCGTGTAAGATCCGTAAGATTTTTGTAAGATGATAAAAACCTAATCAGGGAGATCAACACAAAAGAAATCTTACAATCTTACGCATCTTACGCGAAAACACTTATATATAAACAATTGAAGAGGTAATTATCATTATATATCTCTCTTATTATTATTATTATTATATAGATATATATATGTAATATGTAAGAAAGAGCCTTCTATCTGGCTTCCCGTGCAGGTCTTTAATCTTACGTTTTCTCTTACAGATATTACAAACGTCAGACCCAATCAGGGACAGGGTTTCACAAAGCCAACCTAGGTGCAGGTTGTAGGCGTTTTGTGAACTTTCTTGATTTTAAAACCCAGTGCCAGTGCAGGTATTGAATGAATTGATGTTTTATTAAACAATAAAACCCGCTTAGGCATTGGGCCTTGAGCTGTATCACAATGTAATTACCCCCTACCCCCCCCTAATAGGTTCTACTTGAGGGTAAAAAGCAGGCGGGTTCCGCCGCCTTGCGGCATTTCTATTGTAAAAAGTTTTATAAAACCGTTTTACCTACAGGGTTTCAAGAAATCGAGATACCTTAAACGGTCTAACCGAAAGGGTTTCAAGTATAAAATAGAATTAAAAGCTCATAGATAAAGGGCTTTGAAATCGACTTGCTAAACTTTATTTAATTTACTAATATTATTAAAAATGGGTCAAAAATCTAAGCAAGCTAAATGGCTAACACTTGAAGAGGCGTGCAAGCTTGTAGATATCAGTCGTGCTGCTTGCTCTAGATGGATCGATAAGATGAATCTAGTCCCAGATCACCTAAAGAGAGTTGAGCCGAGAGCTTCAGGGGGGAAGGTTACCTATCTCAAGCATCCAGATTGGGCTATAGATGTCAGCACTAAACTTGATCGCAGCAATCCAGCTACTAAGCTTTATTCTGAATCGACTGGAAAATTTTTAGATCAAAAATCTTACTTGAAAATTGAAGGGCTGCTGAGTGTTAGGTCAGAAGCAAAGCAAGAAGCTAACATTGCAATGATAGCCATAAGCCGCAAGGAGGCTCTAGAGGCTGAGAAATTAGAGCTGGCTAACCAGAAGGCAAGGGTCGACTTAGCTCAGGCTCTTGGCGAGCTTGTTAAGATTGAGGATATACAGCAAGAGTTCAAAGAGAAAGTAACTGGCATAGCTCAACTGCTAGATGATCTGCCGTTCAAGATTGCAGAAAAATGTCAAAGCCAAAATTACGACCAGCTTCTAGATACAGCAAGTTTAATAGTCGAAAAACTCAAGGAGAAAATGATTGAAACGTTCTGAGTTTATAGATGTTAATCCTGATCTGGATTACCATAAACGTTCAAAAGCAAATGCTCGCAAAGTCGCAAGCAAGATTTTTAAAAACTCTATAAAACTGTCTCGCTATAAAATGTCCTTGATTGAATGGGCTGAATCTAATGTTCGGCTCAGGGGGGCAAGGGCTGGCCCTCTTGATCTAAGCTTAACGCCGCACATGATAGAGCCGTATCGCTCAGCTGATTTCAATTCTAAGGTTACGGATATAGTTTTAATGTTCGGCTCTCAGATGGGAAAGTCGACCTTCTGTGAGATTGCGACTGGATTCTATATGGTCATAGGAACTGGGAATATAGGCTATGCCGTTGCGAATGATGAGCTGCTAGAAAGGATTAGAGAGGTCAGGGTAAACAAGATATTAGAGCAGGTGCCTGAGCTAGTCGGCATGATTAGCGAGGTTAAGGAAGAGAAAGGTGCTAAGAAGGCTAAAGATACTATCAAGCTTCTGAATTTTGGTAAAGCGTATTTATGTTTCATGTCGATGCAGTCTGTGACCGCGATGTCTAATATTGACTGCCAGATCCTAGTGCTGGAGGAAGTTAGGGACGCACCTATCAATATTAAAAATCAAGGCTGCCCAGTAAAGCTAGTCGAAAAAAGAAGATCCACTTATGATAAACGTTCTAAGAGGCTTATTCCCAGCACGCCTTCAGTAAAATCAGAGGATAAAGAAGTCGAGTGCAAAGTCTGGAGAGAGTTCCAGCTAGGCTCGCAGGAATACTGGAGCGTTCCATGTCCGCACTGTAATCATTACCATCAACTTGAACCAAAAAATGCAATCATGGATCACGTTCAAGGATTTTATGCGTTTGCGTGTCCTAGCTGTGGCGGCGTGATTGAGGAGACAGACAGAGATTTTATAGTTAAGGCTGGAAAATATATTTGCAAGAATCCCAGTCGGATAGATAAGTTTAGATCATTTCATAATAACCAGTTTATGACGGTGCAGGGCATAGGCTCAAGCTGGGAAAAGCTTTTGAGAGATTGGGAGCAAGCTCAGAGCAAAGAGGCAGAATTAATCACTTATACTAATACTGTTTTAGGTTTACCTTACAGCAAAATAGTAATAGAGGCTGATATCGAAATGCTTAAACTAAATAAAACAGAGTATCTTCCAAGTCGCCTCCCGACTGAAATTACTCACATTACCGCAGGGTACGACTTTCAAAAAACGTGGGCAGAATGCACGGTCTGGGGCTGGGATAGACACGGTAAGCAGTATTTTGTTGAGCGTAATAAAGTCATGGGCGTTAATTGGGAGGATGTTCAAGGCACCTTAGTTCCATTTCTAGCAGAGAGTTTTAACAAGGTCTATCAAGTAGCTTTCAGGATGATGCATATCTCCGCAGGTTTTTTGGACGTTGGCTATCAGGCTGAGAAAATCGCACATGCTTGGTTCTTGGCTGGCTCTAACCAAAATTTTCAGTTCATCAAGGGTGAGTCTAAACACGATGATCCTAGAACCTATCTCGGGAAGACATTTGTTGAGAATGGATCTTTGAAACTGCCAGTTCATCGCTTAAATACGTTTAAAGCAAAAGAAAATTTATATTCACGTTATGAATTAGCTGTCTGTGAGAAGGGTTCGCTAGTATTCCCTTTTGATATTGACGACGAAGTCTTCATTCAATTAACAAGTGAAATTAAAGTTCATTCAAAAAATTCAGGCAGACCAATCTGGGAAAAGAAAAACGGCTTTATCAGAAATGAAGTTCTTGATTGCACTGTTTATGCAGTGTTAGCTCATGATATTTTAATCTCGGATTTCAAGCACCTACATGAAGAGCCAGCAGAAGAGGCAGCCCAGAAAGCTCCAGCTTCGCCAGAAGTAAAGGTAAATGACATAACAGAACAGAAGGCTTATAATGAGCCTGTAAGGAGTCAGAGCCGCATTCCTAGTGCGTTCGATGATTAATCATGCCAGACATAGACGGTAATTTTACCAACGCGGATGTTTCTCAGCTTAAAACCCAGATGCTAAGCGGCAAAAGAGTTAAGCACGGAGATAAGGAAGTCGAGAATTACGGCGTTGATGAGGCTATCAAGCTTGCTAATTGGATGAGTCAGGAAGCTAATCAATCGAATGGTGTCGCTGTCTTTAATCCAGCAATCGATACAGGCTATTTCTAGATGTTCAAAACCCTTAAAAAACTTTTTAATCTGCGTTATGAGGGCGGCTCCGCTAGTTATAAGCACGGCATTTCAACGCAGTACAATGTAAACGTAAGTCCTAATGCTGAATACGGCTTCAGCAGGCAGAGTTTAATCGCTAGATCAAGATATTTAGCGGAGAATAACGAGCTTGCAACCAATGCCTTGACTCTGTATTGTGATTACACCATCGGGAGCTATATTACTCTAGATTTTTCTAAGTTAGAAGCCTCTGATAAGGACAGAGAAACACTCTCTGAGATTTTCAGCGAGGCTAGAGAAGAAACAGCGATTGATTTTTACAATAAATTTAATTTTGATGAGTTTATTTGGAACTGTTTATATTTAATGCTCAAGGATGGTGATGTTTTCATTCGCAAGCGTGTAGATTACAGATCGCCGTTCGGATGCACGTTTCAGATCATAGAGTATGACCAACTCGCAAGAGATAATATTTTCACTCAGCAAAGCAAGGATGGAAGCTATATAGATAAAGGGATTCGCTATGATGTTCAAGGGCGAATAGTAAGCTATTTCTTTTATAAGGCTCATCCGAATGGCGAAAACCTAATCAATCAAATGGAAGTTATTGAAATACCAACTTCGCAGATTCATCATTTAAGTTATTCGCTAAAAAATAGACCAGCACAGGGCTTGGCAATGCCTTTATTAACGCCTGTAATCGTAAGGCTTGACCAGTTGAACCAATACGACAGGAGCCAGCTTAGAAAGCAGACGCTTAGCGGCATGTTTGCAATGGTTTTAAAGAAGGCTGGATTTGGCTCTATTTTTGGGAATGCACCTAACTCGGGCAAGCCAGATATAATGCCCTTAAATCCTCAACGGACACGCATTGACACGGCAACAGATGGAACAGTTCTAGAGCTTGGCGAGGGATTTGAAGCTTCGTTCCCATCTCAGCCGAAAACCGATGAATATCAGTCTTATCACGAGGTCAATGGGCGTTTAATAGCAGTCGGAACTCACGTCCCCGAGCCATTATTAACTAATAACTTTGCTCGCGTTAATTTTAGTTCGCTTAGGGGAGCGATGTTGCCATTTTTAAAAAGGACTAAGATGTTAAGAAACGGCGTAGTATATAGGCTTCTGCGATATATTTTCAAGGAAATAATCAAGCACGCAAGCGTGAAATATGATTTAAAAATAGGTAAACTTCCAAGACCAAGATTTGAAGCGATGTTTATGTTTGATCCAGTGAAGGAATCCGAAGCTCTCAAGAAAATGATGAGGCTCGGGATCTTAAGCTACAAAGATGCGGTCGCTGAATATAGTAATTCTACTTATGAAGAGCTTATGAAAGAGCGAGAAGATTATAAACGAGACAAAACAGCTAAAGGACTCTACGATGATGGAGATCCAGCTGATGATCTTGGCAGAGACAAAAACCAATCAGGAACAGGAGAATAAAAAACTATGTCGAAAATTAATTTAAGCTTTAGTTTCAAAAAGGGCGAAAACCTAGCAGCCGAGATGTTTCTAGCTGGCAAGGAATTAGCAGATAATGAAGTCTTAGTCGAATACATGACTAGTGAAACTATCCTTCGTTATGATCGCGAGAATTCAAGTTACAGCAAGGATGCATATAAGTTTTTAAAATTCAATCCGCAGTCCCAGATTGACTATTCAAGGCTAGGGAACGGCATCCCAGTATTAAGAGACCATGCTTCATTTACTATAGATGCAATAATCGGCAGCGTGGTTAGGGCAGATGCTCAGTTTATGCTCCTGAAGATTGATTCAGGCAGCGAAGATGGCCAAGAGAATTTAAGAAAGATTAAAGATGGCTACTGGAACAGTGTTTCAGTAGGTACGGAGATATTAGAGTCTGAAGAAATCGGAACGATGTCTTATGAGGATGAGGAATGGCCAGTATATGAAGTTACTAAGCATAAGCCTTACGAATTAAGCTTCGTTGCGGTGCCAGCACTTGCAGGGGCTAAGGTTGTGTCGCTGAGCGACTTTGAAAAAAACTATAAAAAAACTTTACTTAACAGCTTAGAGCCAGTAATCTCAGAAGTAAAGCCTAATGACGAGGAATTAAAAAAAATGACTGAAGAAGAACTAAGATTATTAAAACTAGAAGCTGAAAATGCAGCTAATATAAAGTTGCAGGGAGAACTGCAAAGACAGAAAACCATAAGAGGTTATGCGACTGAATTAGGTTTCAGTGATAACACTAAATTAGAAACTTTATTAGATAACGCAGAAGTCACGCCTGAAAAGGCTAAGCTTGAAATGTTTGAGACTTTAAGAAAAGCTGAACCGATAATCTCTGGTGCGGCGGCTCCTGCTGTAGCATTAAACCTGCAAGAAAGAAACAAAAACGAGAAGCTCGCAAAAGCAATCGAGGACAGACTAGCGACTAATGTTTGCGACCGTGAACTATTTGGCTATTCATTTGCTGAATTGCTCAATGATTTCTTGAGAAGTGCAGGAATTAATAAATTTGGCGTTGCAAGAGGCAACGAGTTTGAAATCTTAAAAACGGCTTACGCAGCAAACAAAGAACAGTTAGCTCATGTAAGTTCAGACTTCAACTCATTACTCGTGAGCAGCTCTAATAGATTGCTGGAGAATGCTTTAGTGGCGGCTAATCCTACTTATCAGTTAATCGGCAAGATGGATGAGCAGGCGACTTTAAAAACAAAAACTTATACAGGTACTGATCTGATAGGTAACTTGATTCAGAGAAATGAAGGCGGACAATTTGTTAGAACTACATTAACGGAAAGCTCTAAGACTATGAGACCGAGAGGCTATGGTCAAGCAATCGCTATCACTAAAGAGATGTTAATTAATGATGATCTCGGTGCGTTTGTTGAGGTTTTAACTGAGTTTACTAATGCTTTACAGAGAACGAGAAACAACGTGTTTTATGGAAAATTAAATACTGAGACGTTTGCTGCAACGCGTAAAACAGCAGCCACTGCAGATGAATCTGGCTTAGCTACTTTAAGAACATTCTTTAAAAAATATACTATTACGACCGCAGATCAAAAAGTGGTTACTTTAAGTCCGCGTCTAGACATAATCTTGGCTCCTGTAGCTTTAGAAGCGGCTTTAGCGAAGGTCATCTATGGTCAATTACTTGCTAATCAGGCTAGTTCTGTTAATAGCTTCCAGTTACTTAATACGCTAAATGGATTAAGCACTAAGCTCGTGACTGATCCCGAGCTTGATTCAGGTTCGGCAGTTGACTACTATGGGCTTCAATCTCCATTAGCAGGGAAGCCAGCTATGAGATATCTAGTATATTCTGGTGCAGTGAATGGTCAGGTTAGAAACTATCTAGAAGAAGCGACTGAATCGATAGTATTCCAAGTTAGCGATTACTTTGATGCGATCGTAAATACTCAGGACACAATCGTTAAGGCTGATAACTAAGGAGAAATAATGAAAAATAATAGATATCAATTTGAAAAAACAACAACAGAGGTCGCAACAGCAACTATCGCTGCGGAGCAGCTCGTATTCTACGGAAGAGAGATTGGAGTCGCGATGAATGCTGCGGTAAGTGGTGAGCTTTTAACGGTTGGCTATGGCGGCGAAATCGCCATGACTAAAGAGGGAGCTGGATCTGGTCAAGCCTTTGCGGTTGGTGATCCTGTTTACTGGGATGTAGCTCAGAATAGAGCCACTAAGACAGTTTCAACAAATCCAAGAATCGGCGTAGCTAAAGAGGCTGCGATCACGACGGCGACTTATCTTCCTAGAGTTTCATTATTAAGATTTACGGACGATATAGGTGTCAGCTAATATCTGAAGGAGATCTTGTGAGTATTTTCAAGAACTTAAATTTAAAGAGATCACTTGAACAGCAATTTAGTCAAGTGATCTCTTTGATTATTGACGGCAACACAGTTTCAAGCAAGGCAATAATCGACGATATCGAGATAGTCGTTTTTAAAAACGAGACAGAGGTAATCGAAAGGCAGAAGGTAGCGAGTATATTCACTTCAGAATTAGCTCGCAAGCCACGTTCTGGAGATTTGCTTACTTGGGGCGGTATAGAT